CGATAGGTTTTCATGTCGTCAGTCATTGTTGCGTCAGATAACGCGAGGTAATCGGTTTCAGCGATAAGGCGGTTACGTTGTTGGCGTAAATCAGTCCACGTTTTTTCAGTGTCAAGCTCAACAGCTTTTGCTGCAATCGCAGACGCATCCAAAGCGATAGAGGTGCCACTGGAGTCAAACGCGCCAATGCCTTCATCAATCCTGACGGCTTGCGGATACAGAGCGTAAATAGCTTCGTGATTGTTATACATCAGATTGCAATCTCCGTGATCTGTAAAGTGGCGTGAAGTGTAGTGCTTCCAAAGTAGCTAGCACTTTGTCTTCTGTTTAAGTACATCGTACCCGCGTTTGGCCCAACTCTAATTTTAAAAGTAGTCGCACTTGTCGTGCCTGCATCCATAATATGCACCATCCCTAATTGTGTTGCGTAATTGACTGCATAAATGATGCTACCTGCTGCTGCTAATGCGTCTGATGAAGAGTCTTGAAACAATGCACAAATGCCTACGAGACTGCTACTATCCCACATCGGCAGAAAAAACTTGATGACAAGTTTGTTGGACGCGCTTGTTGGAGTTATCGAAAGCGTAATAATTTCTGTGCCCTCTGTGTTTTGCGGAACTGTGTCATTGAAGGGGATAGCAACAGCAACAGAAGTCCTGGTTGTATATTCCGCAAATTTATACTGCAAAATATTGCCAGCACGCTCAAGGCGATCAAGCGTTCCAGCACCAGGAACAGTTAGGTTTACATCACCGCCACTTACGGCGGCGGGTACATCCAGTTCAACCGAACCAGACGTTGCCCCGTTTAATTTAATAGGCATTAGCTTGCACCTCCTTTTGGATATTTAGTTTTAATAGCTTCACAAGCTTCATAGTATTCAGTTAGTTTTGTGGTGTCACCTTTGCTGGCCCAATACAAGCCATCTGCAAGGTCAGCGGCTGGAGGGTATTCAGGAGCCCGTTGACGCTGGTAAGCCGTTGCAGCTTGTTCTGCATTGATTTTAGCTAATTCTGCATCGACTAATACTTGATCAAGTGTTACTACATTGCCAGACACATCTTTAGCGATTACGCCTGTATCTGTATCTTCAATGTAGACAACACTGGAATGTGTGTTGTAAATTGCTGTATGGTTCATCCTGCTACCTCCATTACGACAATCGATGATGTAAGGCGCTCATGCACTGTGGAATCGGTATCGCCACCGGTTCTATTGACATACATTATGCTGCCATCAAAAGCATGCATACTTACTTGATAGGTGATCGATGATGTCGTGCTAGGGCTGTCTAAAAAATGAAAATAATTGTTATCCATTGTTGAAATGGCATCAGAACCCCAAAAGCCTTGACTTGTACCTTGCAATCCTGTTTTGCGTGAACCAGCAGCGGCAGGTCTCCCTACAAAAGTGCTACCTCTTTTTAAATTAATAATTATTTCATGACTGTTCGTTGTGTTTCGCTCTTGGTTAAGACGTACAAAAATTAAAACTTTGCTGGTTGTATCGGCAGGTGTTAGTGAAACACTTAAGCCTGTTACGTCTGTGTCTGTTAAAGCAGTGTACGCGACAGAAAAAGGGGTATCAAGGTGAGTCTCTTTAACCTGCAAAATACTTCCTTTAGCCGTTGTTGCTAAGTCATCTCTTGTAACTGTTCCATCAGGTAAACCACCGGCAATAAGGCCACCGATAGTACCGTTCCCATTAATTGTAATAGCCATAATTAAACAATAACCCAGTTAGATCCAGAAGGTACGGTTACAGTTGCACCGCTATTGACCGTCAACGGTCCAGCACTGATAACATTTTTACCAGTACTAATTGTGTACGACGATGTGATCGTGTTGTCATGTTCGACAGCCCACGTATCACTTCCGCCACCTGTTGCACCACCGCCAACACTTGCCCAAGCTGAGCCTGTATAACCTTCAAATTGAGTTACATCAGTGTTAAACCGGATAAAACCAGCAGCAGGTGAGCCGTCACGTTGTGCTGCAGTACCACTAGGAAGTTCAGCAGAACCTGTTGCAGCTGTCTTCTGTACCTTTTCTGTATCCAATTCTTGGATAGCAGTTTGTACATTAGTACCAGCTAGGTTACCGGCTGCTGTAAATGAAATGTTTGCTGCATCACCAGGCACATACGCAGTGACCCAATTGGATCCTGTGTACAACTTCATCACATCAGATGTAGTGTTAAAGTATAGGTCGCCTGCAGTTAGAGGATCGCCATCATTATCAGTAGTTGGGTCAGAAGCCTTAGCTCCTAGATAGGTATCGTCAAAGTTGTCAAAAGCAGCCAATGCAGAAGCTGCAGATGAAGCCGCTGCTGTAGCACTGGTTGACGAACTTGTGGCACTTGTAGCTGCGTTAGTTGCTGAAGTAGCTGCTTGACTAGCACTTGTTGCGCCAGCAGAAGCACTGTTAGCTGAGTTAGTCGCTTGTGTGCTAGCTGTACTTGCACTGTTAGAGGCGTTTGTAGCCTGTGTAGTAGCAGTAGTGGCAGAACCTGCAGATGCTGTAGCACTAGTAGCTGAAGCCGTAGCACTGGTTGCCGAAGCTGTAGCTGAGTTGGCGCTAGCTGTAGCACTATTTGTCGAGTTAGTTGCTTGAGTACTAGAAGTAGAAGCACTCGTTGCTGCATTCGTTTCAGACGTAGCAGCGTTTGTCTCTGACGTTGCCGCTGCTGCCGCTGAGGCTGCTGCTGCATCAACCTGTGCTTGGTGTGTAGTGATTAAACTATCCACATAACTTTTGTTACTGGCGTCAGTAGCTGCTGTAGGTGTTCCTAAGCTTACAATCTTCTGGTTGCTCATATTGAGCTGACCAGTCATTGTATCACCCAGTGTACTTAATGAGTTGTTTTCAGTTTCCTGAGCAACATATAACACTTGTTCAAAGTTTGCATTCAGATCTTCTCCTTTAATAGCTGATCCTGCAAAAAATGTAGCAGATGTGGTTTCGTTTGCAGTATCTCGAAAGATAATAATGTTGTCACCATTTGCAGGTGCTGTATTAAAGGCAACTGTGGTTGCGTTTGCTAATGTAAATGCTGTTGTAGCAGTGCCATTTAAAGAGGCTTTAACGTCCTCTTGGCTGATATATTCAAATGTAAATGAATAGTTCGTGGTCGAACCATTCCCTGTGTATAAATTTTGTGTAGTTGCCATTAGTACTTAATTACGAATGTTTAGAACTGAATCATCAAAAGTTTCACCAGCTATATTGGCTTCTTCTGTTAGTTGTTTTTGAACTTGACGTAATTCAAGTGCAGCATACATATCTGCATCCATATCTGCAAAAGCAAAGTCTTCTGCAGAACGTCTAGCTTCAGATAACCTAGCATGTATATCATGCCATTTCTTTAAAGATACTTCATCTGATTTATAACCTTGATTACGTAGTTCACGTAGCTTTTCAATACTCTTCCAACTACCAGCATCCCGCATGATTTCTTGGATGGCTTCTTTAAAGAATCCACGCTCACCCATTAAACGGAATAGTTCAGAACGTTCAGGAGCAGTTAGTTTGACACCATCTTTAGATCTAAAGTTAGTGTTTATATCAAACTCCATTTCTTGTAAGAACTTTTCTTCAGGTGATTGTTCTGGATGCACTGGTATTGGGCTGTATGCATTCCAAAGACGTTGCATAAAAGTATACCCATTAGCTTTTTTACCACTTACTGGGCTATAGATATAAGGTTGATTAGCATTATTAAATATTGCCCCCATAAATCTATTACGATTTCCTAATTGAGACATAAAATCAGACTCAGTTTCAACTAACCCTTCACTTAGAATTTTTGAAAAATCTCCACGTGTAGCAGCTAAAGGACCAAGACTATTAACAAAACCAGCTGACCACCTATTAATAGCAGCACCATTACCGCTAGTTATATCCATCAAAGGTTTCATGCTTGATAAACTAGTGCGATCAGTAATAGCAGCACTCATAATAAAAGCTAATTTTTGACCAAATTTTTCAATCTGTGCTTCACCGAGACTATCAAAATTATCAGCAACGTTTACTGCAAGAGCAAGCCAATCTGCAATTGGTCCTAATTGATCGTAAGGATACCATTTACCGTCAAGACCTTTAATACTACGTTTCTGCCAGTTAGAGTTCTTAACCCTTGCCATTTGCGTTTCTTTATCATAGAAACCATCCCCAGTAATACGATCATTCATGACAAGGTTATAAGTACCAAGCATAGCAAGAGCACCAATAGCCTTACGACCACGTGTCATATACTTAAGATCAGCAATTTTATTTTGCTTAGCAATAGTATCCATACTTTCAATATCGATATTACGTGCCTTAAGTAATTGATCGATACGTTCTTCGTTACCAAGTAAATCATCTAGTTTAGTGTAAGCTAGTTCATTTACATCACGTTGAAATGGTGTCCAAGGACCGTACTTACCCATAATATCAATTACATTCATTCCAGTGTTTTGAAACATCATGAATGGCTTGGCACCAGGCAGCATATTACTTAAATCAGTAACACCTTGAGCCAAAGGTGAGTTAATGTTTAGAGCCATTTCATCAGTAGCATATTTAACAGCTTTATCATTTAACAAACCATTATCACCAAACATTTGCTTATAATACTTATCAGCAATAGGTTTTACAGTTTTTTTATTAATTGGTTTATTTAATGATGCAAGTTCATCCATAGCACGAAATTTGGATTCGGCTGACGCATTAAATACACCAGTAAACCCGTCCAGTGCTGTCATAGAATTAGGACCAAATCTTAGTACAGGATCTTTTGATAGATCATTTAATAATTCAATTTGATTAACAACATATTGAAGACCAGGGGAACCCTCAGCTGCTTGTCTACGTGCAGACATTTTAAGAAAATCTATCTCTTTTTCTGATTGCAACAGAAGATCAAGTCTTGTTGTAGATCTTACAGAATTAGGTTCACGTGAAGCACGTAAGAATACATCACCAGCATAAGGTAATGCTTTACTCATAGTTTCATTAATAGAACTATAAGCAATCCAACCACGTTGCATCTCTTTTAAACCTTTACCAGATAATGCTGCACCCGCAAAATAAGAAACAGGTTGACTAACAATACCACCAAAGTTACCGACAGCTGCTTTAACAGCGGAAACCGGACCAAGAATACTATTATAAATAGTAGACCATACACCAGCAACAAGTTTGTTTTCTACTTCAGGATTAAGATTGATAAAAGCTTTACCTAGATCAGCGGTTTGAGCATAAGTCCAGTTATTCATCTTAACAATAGTATCAACACTACCATCAGTAAGTTCATAAGCAAAAAGAAATTCTTCCATTAATCTGGGCTGATTAAATTGAATTTGCCTAAGTGTATTACCAAACTTTTGAGAATCTTCAAAGATACGTTTAGCAGTTTCACCAGCTCCAAGTACAGTAGCTTCGTTATAACCTTCAATGTTCTTAAATCCATTCTGTACTTGTTGGATAAGATTCATCTTACGGTTTT